TTCCCATTCTATCTGCATACACTTTATTAGCAATCTTTTCAGGATTACGATGATAGGCTTTAGCTTCTGTTAAAGTAGGGAATCGTTTTGGCCATACTTTACAGAGTCCTTCTGCACTATAATTGAGGTTTTCTTTGAGGGTATTGAAGCTACCAGATTCATGACCAGTCTGAGCAAGAAATGCTGCTAGACGTTCTTTGGTGGTAATCTGATATTTGGGAAGAATGATATTAAGTGCTTTGGTTGTATCATTTGGGTTTTTACAAGCTGGGAAGATTTGTTTGAACTTGTCTACTGTTATCATGTTGTCTCCTAATTCCATAAATTTCTAAAATATTTTCCAAAAAGTCTTAGTCCATTGTTTACTCGTTCTTGCATGAACTCGTATGCTTCTGAGTCGTTGAACTGTATTAGTACCATATGCTCCCAATCATCATTTACAATGTGTTCAAATGCCCATATCATCTCATCGATGACATAATCCCACCGTTTAAAGTAGAACTCATCAGTATCATAAGGTTCTTTGACTCTAGGAGCATTCATAGATTTGATACTATCAGGTACGTCTGAATCATCAACATTAGGAGCACCATGAAGGTTCACTTTGAATTTCTTTAGCATCTTGAGAATGATAGGGGCCAGAGTATGATCCATACTCCAGGTATCCCAATCATCTATGTGAATTACTTCAGTTGGTTTTCTTAATGGATTATTTTCATATGCCCAATTGAGGAAATCATTTACCCAAGTATTTGCTAATTTTTCTCCTAGCTCCCAACATTCGTCTTCGGTCCAACCAACGTGCTGTAAAAGGTCTGCTAGTTGATAAGGACCAAACCACCAATTTTTAGGTTTCCCTAGATACACTTTCATTTATACCTCAATTGTTTTAGGTTTGTAATTGATAGCAGTATCCTCGTACCCAAGATATCCTCTAGGATTACATACTAGTCTCGTATCACCAAGATAATGATCAAACGGGTCATGAGTGTGGCCAGAAATCCATGCTTTGATTTGTGGATGTCCTAATATGAAATAATCAAGATCAGAATGGTATGCCATATTTCTTATATTATTATCATTAAATGAACACGATTGTCCTTGAGAAAATCTTTCGCTAAGATTTTTAAAACTAGGAGAATGATGAGTGACCATAACGACTTTATGGAATGCTGGTACTGTTTTGTTGAAGTATTCCATAGTATTGTAATGCAATTCTACCGATTTACCTGCAGTAAACAATTTACCATCATAGTCAATGCATATATAGTCGTTCATCATCCTAGCAATAGTTTTCATTGCATAAGAATCATGATTAAAGTTCGTCCAAAGTGTGCCCCCAATAAAAGCAGTATCGCCGATAGCAATACTACTATTATCCAGGAGATGAATATTCTTGAGGATATGGAACTTTTCTTTAAAAATTGTGGTCGCATCCAGAATATCTCCATGATAGTGTTCATGATTACCCATAACATAGACAACATCATCATAGTTTTGAGATGCCATCTCAAAGAACTCTTTTATACTAGTATAAGACTCTTTTCCTAATTGCTCAAGTACACAAATATCACCGGCAAGAACGAGAACATCAGCACCATTCTCGTTCACTGGTTCATAGAAACCAAATTCAAGATGGACATCACTCATGACGTCTATTTTCACTATAATTCCTCTATTGTAGTAATGACTCGAAGATTACCAGCACGGATAACTTCACAGTCATCAAAGTCAATCCACCGACCCGCAGTGTGTTCGACTAATTTAAAACCTGAATTGTCATCATCTTTAAGTACCCAAAATTCCTCATCAATCTTACCAGCATACCAATAGGTTCTCATGTTGGCTTTAATGATTTTAACTTTTATTGCTGTCATTACTACTTCACACATAATCTAATCCTATTCAATAATTGCGGCTATTTCATCTTCATGAACAACATACAACTCACCAGATATCCATTTAGCTTTCTTCCAATTGAGGATAAGAATATTGCCTAATTCTACTAGGGTAACATCATCACCAAGATTCATTGCTTTTGCTCTAATATTATCATCAGACTCTACACCTTGAATCAATCCAGTGTATTCTGGTTTCTGTTTTAACACTAATACGTTTTTGCCTAATACCTGCATTTTATTCCTTATTATTTATAATCATTGAATGAACCAGTTAACAAATTCATTCGAAACTCCTCGATCATCCAAAGAGCAGTTTTAGCATCGACACCATTCGATACAGTCAAAAGCAATCCTTCTTTGGTGTAAGCAAGAGTAAGAGCCAAATCTATTTCGTCTCTAATCTCGTTCATTTGTTCGTAATACTCATCATCAAGTTGCTTTTGGAATTCAGCATCAGATGGTTTTTCTTTTTCCTTCTTACTTACTAGTTGGATCAAATCGCTCATTTCAGTTCCTTAGCATTTTGTTGTTTACAATGACCAATACATTTTGGTGCTGTCTTACCAAAAGCACAACACCAATCATTATACTTTATCAATCTAGAATCTTTAGGGTGTCCTGCAACATGATGGAATTTACATCCTTTGCAATGCTTTGTCATAACATTGATTCCGCTTTCTTCTTGAGTTTAGCATCCCATCTTACCAAGTACTCTTCAAGTTTATCAGCATCCCAAACTCCATCCTTGGAAGGTGGAATATAACCAGAATATTCTGCCATCTCAACCTGAATTTTTGAGCAACCAAGTCTCTCCATTATCTCTTTTATTGATACGGTTTTCATTGTAATCCTTGAATAAATTAACTATGATTTCAGATGCCTGAATAGCATCTTCTTTATCCAAATACAGCAGTCCATTTTTCAATAACCAATTGTCAAATGCATCTTCGGACCAAGTATAACCAGTATATCCATTAGGTCCCATATTTGGAAAGTAGTATGGAGTTCCATGATAAGGTTTTTCAGTTTCAGGAAATCCAAATGGTCTGGTAAGTTCTTTTACTAAATTCATCTTACCATCATCCCATGCGTAACTGACAATACCTTGCTCATTGTAATTAGCATAAGTTCTTTCTGCACAATCGAAAGTGGTGCCAATAAAGTTATAACCAGAACTAATGGTATAATCTGTTGCCACAATAGCAACTTTAATACCATTGTCAGTGACGTAAGTTTTTCCAATCTCAATTTTCATAGTTTAGTATAGTTGTGTTTGCTGATTGAATTGTGACAATGAACACCATTAATCCAAGTAGGATCTTTAGATAATCCATCATTATGTTGTTTATTTTGAACATCAATCAAATGAGCAGTTGCATTAGCTTCTTTGATTTGAGTAAGCACTTGATTGAATTGCATAGTATCCACCATTGATTCTAGGTCTTGTCTGTACTTGATATTACTGTTGATAATGTAGTTAATTACCGTTGGATTTATTTTCATTCTTGAGTTCCTTTCCTAATTCATGTTCAACTAAACACTTATCTATTTCCATTCTAAATATTTCATACTTCAATCGTTTTACTTCATCTTCAAGTCGGAACAATTGATCGTATTTGACTTGTAAATTACAATACAATCTTGATTGTTCTTCTCTAAGTTTGTTAATTATATCAGACATCACATTTTGCTCTTAACATCATATTGACAAAGTACTTTCTAACACGAGTATAATCGACCATCATCTCGATTATTAGAATGATGAAGAATGCTGCAACAACAAAGAATCCTGAAGTAGCAATGTAATAGAAAAATGGTAGTATAGTAAGTACTAATAGACCATCGATGAATCTGATAAGACGCAAGCCACTCATTATTTTCTCTCCAATGCAGAAATTACACCCCAAACACCAATAGCAATGCCAACAAATGCTATAGCAAGTTCTGTTGGCATATCAACAATGCCTTCTAAGTTTACTGCACTGAATATAATAAACAGTGCTAGTATGAATCTGATTTGACCTTTCATGTGATTCCTAATTGTAGTGACTAAAATCTTCTAATTCTGATACCAATCCATCAAAGTCTTCTTCGTGACCAAGGATATCAGAGAGTTCTTCAATGATATCTATGTCAACTCCAAAGTCTTCAGATAACGATTCCAAGTACTGATCGCGACTTTCAAAACCATATTCTGTGTATATGCTCATCTTAGTTCTCCAACGACAACATAAATGCGATAATGTCTTTCACTTCTTCAGTAGTGATTCCTGCATCAAGAGCAATGTCTCTAACAGACATACCAGCAAAATACATATTGACTACTTCTTCTTGAAACTCTTTCATTTTATAATTCCTCTTCAAATTTTTATTAACTTACGGCTATTATCAATCATTTGACCAAAAGGTCAACATTTATATTCTTAAAAAGATGCCATGCCAAAAACAACCATTGCTACGAATGGTGATGCATATGCGATGGTGTATGATACCAACTTAACAAATATTTCTAATTCTAACATTATCCAGTTCCTCTTCAAAATTTCTATCTTACGGCTATTATCCTTGATTATATGAAAAGGTCAACAGGCAAATGAAAATAAATTTCCTCCAGACAATAAAAAAGCCAGTACAAAGACTGGCTTTATCAATATGTCATCAAGTTACTTTTCGTTCAGTAGGAACTTCTGCGAGATTGCCTTGAATGAGAACTGACCATCAGTCCGTTTGAACACCAAACCTTCTCTAACCTTAGCATTAATCGATGGACCATCAGCCATCTCCAATAGGTCTTCGATGTTACCACTTTCTAATGGTCCTAATCCAAGTGCTGGAGCAGTATCACCAGTATAACCCAAATTTCGTAATTTTTGAATGGCTTCCATTCTATCTGCCCAAACAAAATAGCATTGGTTGTCTATGTCAAAGATATCGAAGATAAAAAACTTATGAGAATCAAATCCTTCTTTATTACCTTGAATACCTGGACCCATCAATTCGCCTTGTACAGCAATATTCTCATTCAGTTCAATCAATGCTTTCAGTAATCCAGTCGACTTGGCAATCTCAACAAACGAATTGCCTTCTTGCTCAAGTTCCAAATCTAAGTTTCTTGAACAGACACCTACCAAACCAGCATTATGATAAACGGTACAAGATGAACCATCCAACTTCAAAGATACTTCAAAATGCACTTGATCTTGATACGCTTGAGCAATGTCGTGTACTAGGTTCTGGCATCTTTCTTGGTCAGTCTTACGGATAAATGCAGGAAAATTACCTTTCATTTGACCACGAAGATTTGCGGGAATAGGAGCTTCCCATTTCTGAACATTCAAAAAATCAGATACATCTATAGTTTCTGCTAAGTCTGGCAAATAACTATCATATTCAGTAGAATCCAAGAGATTCATCGGTAATATCAATCCCTGAGAAACTTGACCTTTCAACTTGACAGTTCTTAATCGTTCACCCTTAACGCCATTATATTCTCTAGGCTCTTTACCTTTAGATAAGAATGGAGCAATCACATGTGGAATCCAAGAATCGATTTCGGCATATAGTACTAAATCGCCCACATTATATTTTCCTACTTGGTCAACAACCCACCAACCTTTAACTCGGTATGCACAAATCAAATCAGCACCAGGAATAGATTTGACTTCAACTACTGGATTGATAGTAACCATTTTTCTAAATTCTACAGGCATATAAGTTCTCCTCAAATTTCAATTAATATATTAGCTCGATCCCAATCTACATATTCCCAATCAGGTTTTGTTATAACTTTGTATCTAGCAGAAGTGCCTAGTTTATAGCATCGTTCATTTAATGAGTTTACTATAGCTATAGCACTACTTAATGATCTAGCACTTTGGGTAGGAGTTTTTAATTTCTCATTAATTATAAGATAATCGTCAGTCTTTTCAAAATACATTACAACCTCAATGAAGGGTCTGGCCATTTCTCATGACACCACATACTCCGGCAATATATTGTTTGAGTGTTTCATGAGCAATCATATCGGCAAAATTTTCCAGTGGGATTTTTAAGTCGTTGTCTGACGATATAACTCCATCATCAGACACATTGAATCCAGCCTTTGCTGCATAATCGTGTAACCAATACATTACCAATGTCTCATGTGATGATGGTGATGATTATATCCATGCCAATAATTATGATGGCTAGGATACACCACAACAGGATTAGGATTATATCCGTGATAAGAAGTTGGATGCACTACACATCCAGTAGATACAAACAAGGCTAAAATACAGAATAGTTTCTTCATAATTCCTCAACGTGAATAGTAGTTAACAGTAAACTGATCAAATTCTCTGACATTGTACTTTTCGAATTCCATTGGAACGTTGAACGTAATATCACCTTTGACTTCCAACTTCATTCTTGATACAATAGCAATCCTACAGTAATCTACAAGAGCAAAATATACTTCTCCACCACCACAAATCATAAAACTTAATGTTGGATTGCGTTGAGTATAAGTCAAGAAATTATCAATAGTCATTGTAGTGAATCCTGCCAATTCGTAACTTGGATCTCTACTTAATACAATACAATCACGACCAGGCAATTTACCAGTAGTTTCGGCAGTAATCCTACCCATCACAATAACAGAACCCATTGTAGTGTCTCTGAAGTGTTTAAGTTCTTCTCGGCAATGCCACAACATACCAGTAGTACAAGAATCCCCAATAACACCAAATTTTGCTACAGCAGCAATCAGGTATAGATTATCAAATGGCTTCATACAGCAACCTCAGCCTTTATTGTACCATGAGAACGATATCCCATCAACTCATAACTGTACTCATAAATCTCATCGATGGAATTATAATTATCTTTGAACACTAAGGAGGGAATTCCATACTCAGTCAGATTTCTCGATAATAATTCTTTAGCTTGAGCAACGTGATTATTATACAAATGAACATCACCAAACGAGATTACTAATTGATCAGGAAGCATATTAGTAATATTGCCAATGATTTCTGTCAGTAAAGCATAGGATGCGATGTTGAACGGAGCGCCCAAGAATATATCACACGATCTTTGGTACAAATGACACGATAATGCATATTTAGGAACTCCTACATTATCCATAAGATGTTCATAATCTCGGTCGTAACCTAACCCATAATGAACTCCAAGATGTTTCTGTACATAAAGAATAGCACGTTCACTAAATGGAATTTCTCTTACCCCAAATTGTACAAAAGCATGACAAGGAGCAAGAGCCATTTTTCCTTGCTGAACATTCTCTTGAGGAGACAAAGACTCATCAGGAAGATCGGCCACATTCCAAGCTGAAATAATGTGACGTCTGCTAAACGGTCTTTCTTTCAATCCCTTAATCAGATTATCGATTTGATCAATTCCGTCCATCGACTCCTCAGGCATATTAGGAATTGGCACACCACCCCAATTCCTAAATTGCTTACCATAAATCGGCCCAAGAGAACCATCTTCAGTAGCCCACTCTTCCCATATAGTAGGCTTATCATTACCATTCAATTTCCGAAGCTCTTCATTGTTTGTATACCCATTCAAGAACCAAAGAAGCTCGTTAGATATTGCTTTGAATGAAGTAAACTTGCCAGTAAGCAATGGAAATCCATGTTGAAGATTAAATTTGATTTGCTCTCCAAATAATGACGAGGTACCTACTCCTGTCCTGTCATTAGCAGAATTACCTGTATCTAATATTTTCTGAAGAAGATCATAATATTGTTTCATCGTTTAACCTGTGCAAAATCTAAAAGTGTTTTTACTTGTTCTACTGGGATAATCAAATCACCATACTCATCTGTATTGCCTGATGCTATTGCTTTAACAATAGGTTCTAAATCTACGTACCGTACCCAATAACCATCATCAATGGATTCTTCCATTAGATGGATACCAGTGTTTAGTTTGAATCTTCTCACACCCCTTCTCCATAAAGTTTTTTAATTTCATCATACCGTGATAATGGCCATACAGCTTCGAACTCATCATTATCGAGCTTATCTATCTTGAACTTGAGTACTTCAGCGTAATATTTTCCTGCACGTTCATCCGGTACTTGTTCAGCAACTTCAATTGCTAATTCTGCATTAGTAAAAACTCCAACCACGTAAGAATGTCTTTCACGGTCACCAAATCGATAAGCAGTTACAACATATACATTAGCCATTAGTATTCTCCAAGTTTAAGTTCATTGCCATCAACATCGAACCAACAAGTATCACTGTAATAAGGATCTAATTCTCCCGCGATGAACAACGGTTCCCATCTTCCAGTATCATATGATAAAACTTTAACTTGTGCATCCTGAGGAAGAGTTTGTAGATACGTCATCAATTCAGCTACAGTAGTCATTATTTTTCTCCAAAGTGTTCAGATATAACATCTCTTGCTTGCCATACACCATGTTTAATTCCAGTATGGTATACATTGTCACAAGATAATTTTTCTTGTTCTTCCTCGATAACCCTCATACATTCTTGAATAATCAATTCAGCAAACTTTTCGACGTCCCGAGTCAAGTTAGAAGTATTCCATCCGTCATCATCAAGCAGTTTAACCTGGTAAGCAAGTTCTTTAATTTTGTCTTTCATCTCAGTTCTCCTAGCAATCGTTAGAACATTTACGGATTTCTTCAAGTGTATAGACTCCGCCATTGACGATAACCATCAGGCCAATCTTGGTGTTGAATACTTTGAAATATGAATTCTTAGTGGTTTGATAAATGATTCCACTAGTAAGAACAGCACCGATGATCAATCCATAAACAGCAAATAGGATGTTGGTTTTGAAAGCAGGATTTGCTTTGGTGATTTTTGATAGCATGATATAATTCCTCGTCAAAATAATAATATAAGGCTATTATCAACGATAATAGCCAGAAGTCAACTTTTAAAACTTGATATTGGTCCAAAAGTGTTTTTTTATTTTCCACTTTTCAACAACTGGCTTACCCATATCATCAATACCAGTGCAAATGTAAGCTACAGTTTTCTTGATGTTAGCAAATCTAACAGAACCATCACAGATTGCAATCTCAAATTTGAATCCATTATCAATACCCCAAGTTCCTTGACCTTCAGCTTTACCTTCACTAACTCTGTATTCGAAATTAGCAAAACCATTACTGAATAATCCACCTTCTTTTACTGCATCGTTGAAATAAGCCATTTTATAATTCCTCTTCAAGTTTAAATTTGTTAACCCGATTGGTTAACTTACGGCTATTATCCTTGATTATAAGAAAAGGTCAACAGGCAAATGAAAATAAATTTCGACATAAATACTTTTGAGGGATAGCATAGGGATATGCTTGGACAAGGACGTTCACACTAATTTTACCACAATTCCAGCTTCATCAAACATTTCTTTAGATTTCAAATACGAATCGTACCAGTTTGGTCTATCCAATAACGATTTTCTGCATATAAACACTTCTTTGATTCCTACCTGTATAATGCCTTTAGCACACTCGTGACAGATTGGTAATCCATATACGTACAATGAAGCACCATCCAACGATATACCATTATACGTAGCATTATAAATCATGTTCTGTTCTGCATGAACCACATACTGATATTTCGATTCACGGTTGTTCAATCTTTCTTCAGTGTCATCTATACCTCTTGGAAATCCATTATAGCCTGTAGATAGGATTTGTCGTTTGGATCCTACTGCTACTGCACCAATCTTCCTTGATGGGTCTTTCGACCAAGTAGATACTAACTCAGCCATCTCCATAAATCTTTCATTCCAACTAGGTTGTTTTATAAGCATACTCGATGGCTCCTGATGCTTCTCTGTGTAGTGGTCTTTTTGCATAGCAATTTGATGTGTTTCTGTCTAGTTGTCTAATAAGCTCTTCTAATTGATGAGCAGTGAGTGGATACTTTCTTTTGATTGCATTACAAGCAATACTAGCCATAATCTTGTAAATCATCCGATATCTTCCTGTACCATCAGTACGAGCAATAGAAACGTATTCTGATATCAGTTTCTTATTAACAAATGGACAATCTTCATATGAGGTCCAAGTATAGTTCTTATCGGCCGCATCTAAAAGCATATCCTGTCTCTGAGCAACAATCATCTTCTGTATATCAGGAGGCATTTGTTCCAATAGAGTCAAAGGTCCTCTAGGTTGCTCAAATTGGTGCTTAATCATTAACTCAGTAGGATTAATGAATGAACCAACATTGGTGAATATAAAGTTATGAGCATCAGGATACGTTGCAGGAACGTAATACATTCTGGATAAGTCTTTAGTCTGTCCATCACCAAGATCATCAAATTCTTTATTCAAAGAGAACCAGAAGTGTTTGATTTTATCTTTGCTGACAGAATGAGTTAATGGAAATACTAATCTGAATTTTGGATAGTCTGGTTTTGAACTAGAAGTAGAATAGCAGACGTAGTAATACTCACCAAATTTGTTTTTCAATTCTTGCTCAAGATTGCCTTCAAATTGGTGGTTATCGATATCAAGAGCAGCCCAACCTGACCATTCAATTACAGCATCATTCGATCTTGTTGTATCTGGTTTGTATGTTGCTGGAGTAATTAAAGGAGAAGCCTTTACACCCTTAGGTGCTCGGAATTCTCCTTTCTTTAACTTATACCCAGGAATTCTAGCCATACTATACAACATCTTCTCAAAAGAATCCCACGTGTCGTGCTGTAACTGCTTATGAGTCTTGTTATCATAAATCGAACTAAAAGCAGTTAGTGAGTACATTATGAAGTATAATCCACAGTATTAATGAATACTACTTTACTAAGCAAACCTACATTGTCTTCATGAGTAGGAGCAATCCACCCTTCTGGTTTGATTAAATTGGGAAGATCGAGTGGATTAGTAGATTCTGGTTCTAGTTGACGTTCTTTGGCCATATTAGACGCGATCACTCTATCCCAAGCCTCATACGTATCAACTCCAAGAGCATCCAATGAAGAAACACATTCGAAACAAAGATTAATCAACGAACTTACTACTGCTTCAGCATTCTTAGCATCAGAGAACTTTTCAAACTCTCGTTCGATATTTCGTGATTTGAATCTCAAGAAGAATGCTAGTTGATTAGGAGTAAGTTCATTCATTGTAGTATTCACATCAAACTTATCATGCATATCTTCAATATCCAAACACCAGTTTGCACTCATTATATTCTCCCAAAAATAATATTATATCACAATTCTCTAAAATTTCAACTTACCACACAAGATAAGTTGAAATCTTTACTAACCAAACATGAATCGATTCTAAGCGACTAGCTTTTTTGGTCTGCCTCTTGTTTTCCCAGAGACTGGTTGGGTCAATTCTGACTTTGGGATTGGTGCTGGCATGACCTCCTTATTCTTCACAGAATTTCTATACTCAGTTTCATCAATTCCGTGTGGCCAAATAAAGAATCCAGCATCGACAACTTTGTCCAAGGTGATATTGGGAAATATACTTGGAATACTTTGGTCCTTTACTGCTATCACTAATTTTGCTTCAGCAGGATGTACTTCTTCTAATAATTGAATGAACAATTGCTCTCTTCTAAGTTTGTTTATATCGGCTCTCAGAAATCTATCAAATTTCTTAATCTCCATCCATAAGTTTGCTTTGACCATTCCTACAGGAGCAGCATCTTCTCTATAAGGAGGAGTTCCTTCAGGTAATAACCACTTACCTTTAGGAATGAACCCATACCCAAACAACAACTTCAAAATCTCGTTAGACGAGTTATCTTTCAATAACTGAAGTGTATCTCCATCATTAAAGCGTTGAAGCATTTCTACTACAGTCTCACGTTTATTCAATTCCATATTCCTTCCTAAAAATTATCTATTTCATTCAAAAGCAATCTCATCTTATTCTTCACCAAGTAACCAAAGATTGAATTCTTATTTCCTAATGGCTTATCGCCAAAAGCAGTAATAATATTATCATTGATTTCTTGAGGTATCTTATCGAATGAGATTAGCAACTCATTCCGTTGCCAATTACGTTTTTCTTCATCAGTATTACAAGCCTCAATTCCTAACTTGATAAATTGTTCTAGTCTATCCTTCTTCATTGCTTTCTGTCTAATACTATCAGCAAGACTATTATCTATACTAAGTATGTTTGGAATACCATCTCCAGAATCACCACAAGCAATATGCTCATTAATGAATTCAGGAACGCTCTTAGGTTTCTCTACATACTTTTTGAATAGAGGACTGTACTGTCTAATGTTTGCGTATCTATGTAGTTGCTTGAAATCTTTATCTGAACTAATGATCAGAGTCTTCTTAGGAATTGGTTCGAGTCCTCCTTCAGTAAGATAATTGTCCTGAGTCCATTTACATAAGCAAGCAATAACATCATCAGCTTCTGTTCTATCAAGTACGATTACTTTATATGGGAAATGAGCTTTCAATTCATCCCTAGTCTCGTTTAATACATCAAACACAAACTTCCAGTCCAGGTTAGATGCATCCCGTTTCTTCTTTCTACCAGATTTATAATAAGCAAACTCAGCCTTTCTCCAATAATTGGTACCATCACAAGCAAGTACAATATCAGAACCATATTCTCCCTCAAACTTCTTTTTGTTGGCCAAGATACTAGAGATGACAGTATGCTTAATAATGTTACGATTCTGTTCCAGATCAGATGAAAACTCCTTTTCCATCATGAATACTGAAGCTAATGATATTTGTGAATAGTCGATGATGATCAATTTAGATTCCTTATGCAAATACTTTTAAAATAATAACATTCTCATTAGTACGACCAGTAACAGAATGAGCTTTGGATTTCATATCTTGGAACAACTTCCCAAGTTCTCTCTTACCAAGTTTAGCATACTCTACCAACAGTTCTGGTTTTCTAATTGCTTTGGAGCAAGATGCCTCAATATCAAATCCTACTATAGAGGAACGACTGACTGAAATTTTGGATCCTTTTACAGCCTTATACATTTGTAACTTTCTTTTAACAGTATCATACAACCATACTTCCTGACAATCAACAATCTTGACTGGTTTTTCTGATACCAACTTTAGCTCATCAAACTTGGCAAGAAACTTCAGTAATTTTACAGCTACAGCAGGAGACTTTGGTTTCTTAGTAACAGTAGGCTTCTTAACACTAACCACTTGTTGAGAACACGACATAACCAAATCTTTCAATAACTTCAAATATGATTTGATCTGAGTAGATTTCAAATGACCATATCCTTCATTCAATTGTTCACAAGTACCGTTGATAGTCTCTTGTAATTCATCAATCTGTGCTTTATACACACTAGGAACTAATTTAGCTGCTTGCCCAGTAATAGACTTAGCAGAAGTTTTGAATGAAAAGTTTTTAGGATATCCTTGCTTAATGAATATATCAATCTCCTCATCAATATCAGCAATGAAGGTTGATAGCTCATCTTTATACTTGTCTTGATTAGAAGCCTTCTTAGGAGCAGACTTGGTTTTAGTAGATACAACAGAATTCAAAAGCTCTTTGAATTTATTGTTCATGAAAGCAAGTTCGTTAGAATCCAAATACTGATCATTACTAATGAGTCTAGCAAGAGTACCGACTTGACGGAATGAGGATTCATCAACTTTATTTAATAGTACTTTCTGCTTGTGATCTGTGATGTAAGCCAAAGCCCAAATCTTCTTTTCGGTATTGGTAGCGTAAATGTTGTACCAGTTGAGAGCTTGAATAAGATCAAGTTTGTATGTTAGAAAACTGATAGTGGGTTCACCTACTCCTTTCACCTTAGCATTAAGTTTAGCAACTGTTTCTCTACGTTTAGTAGCTCTGTTAGTTTCTGATGCTGTAGCCATAATATAAATCCTCGTTGATTAAAAATGATGTACCATTGTCCCACGTCCATGTGGGAATGTCAACAATTATTTTAATCGCATGATCCACAATCACTAGATGAAGATGAATCAGAACTACAAGCACAATCACAAGAACTTGCAGATGATGAGCTGCTAATAATATCATTAGTACTGTATGGGTTGGTTACGACAGTTGAAACTATATTAGCATTAGTAACTACGATAGAATGGTCGACTAGACTTTCAGTAACTGGAAACGTAGTTATCGATTTTTTAAAATTCTCACTAAAAGCAATTTTAAGATTACGATTATCTATTTCGAGTCTTTTGAGTTGCATATCTAAATTTGATATTTTATCTTCTAACTCATTATTCTTACGTTTTAGATTGTCGTACTTAACATGCAGATTAGCAAGATTATTTCCCAACTCTTGTATCTTTTTTTCGTTAGTAAACCAGACCATTTTGTTATCCTTTAAATGTATAGAATGTTAACCAAATTCCAGTAGCAATAGTTGCACCAGTTACCATGTATAATAAGATCATTGTGGTTCTCCATTAATAGAAATTACATTGGCAAAATTGAATGAACGCCATTGTTGAATCTCAGTATCGACTACAGCAATAGCATCAGTCGAAACTTCTCGTTTACCCTCTTTAGGTTCAGTAGATTCTCTTGCAGGAAATTTAGAAGGATCCAAAGTTCCTATCAATGTTCGTTCAGTACCGTCCTTCTTAGTGAATACGATTGTAACGTCAGACACTTTAAGTTGGTTCAGTAAGTCTTCTCTAGTCATTATCAGTCTCCAGTTCATATTTCAATTTAGTCAAAGATTTCTGTTCACGTTTATAATCAGTTTTCAGCTTGATTACTTTGTGTCTGTACTTTGGGTCAGCTAATTCTGCCTTAACCCAGTTATGCCGATATTCGACTATTTCTTCCATCGTGTCCACTTGTTACTTCTCCCATGAAAGTACATCTTTTTGTTTCTTCCTGTTAGCATCTTGTGTAATCTATTAGCATTAGCAATACGTTTAGGAATCCTACAAAATCTATTACCCAACATTCTTAACAGTATATCAATTTTCTTCATTCATAACCTTAATATAATGATCAGCCAACAACAGAATCAATTGTTTTACCGACTCCTCAGTCACTTCAAGATAAGGATCAAATTCTAACCCATATAATCTATCGCCATCGACGTAATTACCTATTGCATACTTAGAACCAGACTTACCTATTTTTCTAACAATAGTATCGACTCCTCCAGATCTTTTCACAACTTCAAACTTTCCAAATACATCACCTTCAGAAAACTCTCCATAATGTTTCTGGAGCATCATTAGAAAGATGGGAATATGTTTAAACTTAACAATAATACTATCAACACCTTCAGTAATAATGATTCGCTTCTTTGTTGAGTGTGTTTCAATATTCATAATATTTTCCTATTTAATGTGGTCTAATGTATCAGCAGTATCACGGTCAATTCTTACTTCTAAGTATCTAGGAAGGAATAGTGACCAAGTATCAGTACCTTTCGAACTAATTTTAGCATTGTATTTTACTTCAATAATTTTACCGAGGAAATCTCCATTGAGTCTATCATCATCATTCAGACCAGAACCAACATTGACTTTCAAAAGGCCATCTTCAGATTCACAAATAAGAGCACCAATCTGACCTTCATACTTAGTACCTTCATTACCTTGTTGAATTCCTACTACTCGGAGAGAAGTAGTTTCTTCACCTTTGAATTTAACTTGAGTCTGTGATCTTTTAGGTTCCCAAATAGTATCAGTATTTTTAAGAATGATACCTTCATATCCTTTAGAGTAGTAATTCTCATATACAGTTTTTGCTTCATCTAATGATTTGACCTCTACACTTGGAACTAGATTAATTTTACCACGAAGATTCAGACTAATGAGACGATTATATCTGTGAACGTAAATCATTTCTTCTTTACCCTTCACCCAATTATCGTAGGAAATAATATCCCATACAGTCATAGTAATCAATTCAGCTTCTTCAGGAGTAATCGTACCTTTGTTAGCTTTATTCAGAATACCGTTACCGATTGCACGAGGAACCACCACACCCCATTTAGTAACCAACAATTCTCCATCAAATACTACATTCATACCACGAGCAGCATCTAGGAATTCTTGCTCAAGATTTCCTAACAAATCAAATGTCTTACCATTACGAGAATAAAAAGTAACTGCACCATTGTAAACTACAACATTACATCTCAACCCATCCATCTTGAGTTGAGCCATAGCAGGATACTTGATTTTAGCAAGTACTTTGTCGTTCATTGGAGAACACAACATAACGTCAAAGGTAGGAATCAAATCCTTCCACACTTTGTTAATAGTAGGAACACCAATACCACAATCAAGGTCCTTCTTAATAATCAACTCGATTACTTTAGCATCATCAACAGAAACGTCAGAAAGGATATTAGATAAGACTTCGATTGCTTTATTACCAGTCACTTTACGATCAGCAAGATCATTCATACGTTCCAATGCTTCAACCAACTCAATGTTGTTTCCATTGGTAGAATAAGCAGGAATCTTACGTTGGTAGTAATTGATATGAGAAGCAAAGGTTCTCACGAGAACAGATTTGAGTAAACTGTTATCTACATGACTTTTCAAGATAGACTCTTTGTCTAATCTTGATGATGTAGATTTAAGTTCATTAATGATAGGATAGATGCTCATTTTGTAATTCCTCTTCAAGTTTTATTAAGTTACGGCTATTGTCCCACGTCCTTGTGGAAAGGTCAACAATTATGTATTAGAAATCCAATCTTGTTCTACTGTAAGGAAACTTGGAATCTCTGGAGTTCTTTTGTATTCCCACCACTCAGAACCATCATACTCTGCTCGTTCCATCCAGGATCCATCATCAAAATACACTTCACCATGCAGCTCTTGACTACCATACCCATCATCATAGTTAAAATCTAAATCTTTCATAAAGGACTCTAACTCATATTGTTCAAAACCTACTGGTAAGTAAGCGTGAGCACTAGACACCTCTGAAAATCTTTTGTATGATACCCAAGCACACTTTACAGATACTGAATATTTTTTAGTAATATCATCAAGAGCATCAACAAGTTCTTTCTTTGCATTTATCATTTAAGCCACCAATACGAATTCAGGAGAGAAGTATTCACGTTCAGCAATAGGATCTTGGATGTCTTCTAAGTAATCGCCATTGAATTTAGTACCAAACACCATTTCTTTGAAGTTATCTTTCAGGAATTGTGTAGCAAAATCAGAGAACGATAAGTCGTGGCTGTTGTATGCATAGTTGAACTCTACACATCTTTCAACGCGATTTGCTTCAACTTCAATTTCTTCTACTGAAGTGATGTTAGCATTTTTCATTCTAGCAAAAGCAATCACTTTGAATGCTTGTTCTAGTTGTTTGTTAGAAGTTTGTTGGAAAGCTGGAGTAGCTGAAACAAATTTAGTAGTACCTTTTCTCATTTTATAATTCCTATATCAAGTTTAAATTTGTTAACCCGATTGGTTAACTTACGGCTATTATCCATCAATTGATGGAAAGGTCAACACTTTATTTAAATAATTTCACATCTTTTTATTAAAATATCCATCTGAGCTTTAGTCAGATTCATATCTTTCAACATATTGCTGAAAGCAGATTCGTAGTAACCAGTGACATAAGCATAGTTCACTGTTTTATCAACATTCCAACTAGCATTTCGAGATGATTCTTTTGCATTTTCAAATAATGCATCTAAACTTGCTTGGATTTGTTGTTCTTTGTTCATTTTATAATTCCTCTTCAATTTATTTAACTTACGGCCATTATCCTTGATTATAGGAAAAGGTCAACACTTTTATTATATCATTTGAAGAAATTAATTATCAATGAAATATTGATAATAAGAAAGCCAGCACGAGGCTGGCTATTTGAATACGAGGTATTGGATATCGTTTATCATAGTTAGGTGTGATATCGATAATCCTAGCTTCTCTGCGAGTCTGATAGAAGCAGTATTCTTTGCATCTACATGATAAGTGATAGGATTATATTGGTCCATGAAGAGTCTGCATGATTCATAAGCAATCCCTTGATTTCTGTATCGTCTCAGAATTATAATTGAACCAATTTTGTAATATTGGAAATCCTCAACTTCAAAGTGGAATTTCTCTTCTTCTGTGAATGTATTTCGGGGGAATGATAATCCTACTGGATCGTCATTGTACTTGATCACCATCATTGGCATTTGAGCTTCGTCCAACAATCGCTCTAGTAATCTTTTTCTAAGTCTAAATTCCAGAACTCTGTCTGGTATATAGTGTATTCTATCAAACCAGTCTCTACCAGTAAATTCAGATTCAAAAAATTCTCTATAGATTGGTAGAAACTTCGAATCATAATCATAGGTAAATTCTATGGTAACCATAGGCTACTCCTTGATTCTGTTAGCTTCCTTACTTCTCCGAATGGTCTCTTCACTAAAGAAATCTGGGTGGTAGTTTCCATCCTTATCCAGAATCTTTGCCTTATAGAGCAACTCCATCCTCTGCTCCTTAGTTAGGAATTCGTATATCTTAATTCCATCAATATTTATCATTTGAATAATGTCCGTACATGATTTCTGTGTATTTTTCCACCAACAAAGGCATTGTACCATTTGTCTGGTTGAATTAGTACTTCATTAATAATCTGTTCTTTCATTTCAAGATAGGAGCATTCACCTTTGGTTTGGCAGAAGTGAATAATTTCACGAGTGAATTTATCTTCTCCTAGTGCTTTAACGTCGTTCTGGAGTTCTAAGGAAGATGACCAATAAGTTCTCCAATCGGAGTCAACTTTAGTTTTGATACGTTTCTTCTTTTTCTCACCAGACTTTAGAGTGACTGTCTTGATGGAAGTTTTAGCAAACTTTGCTAGCTTCTTTCCAATATACTGGCGACCATCTACCAGATTAGTGATTAGGTAAACAAATCCTTCACAATCTGGTAGCTCGGTCACTGGATTACCATTATAGGTCCAACTCATTCGTCCTCTAGGCCATCGTCATCATGCAAGATAGGACTACCGCATACCGGACAATAGATAACGTCATTCTTCTCGACGCCATCTGTTCTTATAGTTACCATTCCTTGTGTTTCACATGAATCACAATCAAACATTTGTTTTATCATCTTTCTACTTCCCTGTTATACTACACCAAGACTCTTTCTTTTCTCCAAAGTAAGGTCGAGCATAGCCTTGTTTAATTAATTCTTCAGATAGCAATTTGCCATCCAATATTACGTCACCTAATACTCGTCCACCAAATTTATCCCATTCTTTAATAGAGACTTGATGAACTTTAGAACTAGCAACCAATCGTTTTGTGAATTCTGTAGCTGAATTACCTTTACTAGCTTCAATAGTACAATGAGCTCTGAATCCTTTCTCAGGAGTATCAACACCTAATACCCGAAGCGATAATACAGGTTTCAGTGGTTTGGGTAAGAATTCTGCTTTGAATTCTACAGTATCCCCATCAATGACTCTAGTGATGGGGAAGTTATAAACCTCGGCCGAAACCGAGGAGCTTAACAGTAATAATAAAAATAATTTCTTCATAAAGTTTTCCAACCAGTTTCAGTTCGAACCTTAACAGGATCTTCCGTCTCGATCCAAACCTTAGCACCACAGGATAATGGATCATCTGGCTTATATATCACCTTCCCATTTACAAAATCAACTTCATGGCCATACAAGTTCTCCTTGTATGTCTTACACGTGATAACAGGATTACGTTCTCCTGATTTAGCATTAGCTTTAATCACGTGTTGGTTAATGTGAATGATTCGTTTCATAAATCAACCATGGCACGAAATGCACTCGGATTTATTAGTTTGCACTCCACTTTCTGATCGAATATAGTACAGACTTTTAATGTATGGGTCCAAAAATGCCATCTTATGAACTGAACTAATATACTCTTCAGTCTCTTCAGAACTAAAGAACAGATTGATACTTTGAGCTTGATCAATATACTTCTGACGTACTGAAGCCAATCTAATGATCTGAGTTTGGTCAATTTCAAAAGCAGTCTTGAACACTAACTTCTCTTCGTCAGTAAGCCAATCAACGTGCTGTACTGAACCTTTATGATTGATAATGTCCTTCACTACTTCTTCAGAATAAACGTCCTTCTCTTTCATTAGTTTGAGTAAGGTAGGATTCACTCGATCAATCTTTCCAGCTGCAGTATTCTGTACGAAGGCGTTTTTGTATATTGGTTCAATGCCTTGGCTAACGGAACCACATATCAGAGCAGAACTCAGGTTAGGAGCAATAGCAATTCTGTGAGTATTTCTTACACCATATCCTTTACACCATTCTGGTTCTCCAAATGCTGAAGCCATCCATTGAGAAGCTCTTAACGATTCATCATGAAGATGTTTGAAGATTTCTGTATTCTTCAGATTAGCTTCGAATGATTCAAATGCAATATTGTGTTCTTGGAGATATGTGTGGAATCCTAACAATCCTAATCCTAGAGCTCGGCTTTTAGTAGCAAATCGTACTACCTTTTCCATCCCAGTAATTTTACTACCAATATTGATTAGGTCTTGATTCACACAATCAAGAAATACTGTTGCATCAAATACCGCAGTAGTATCTTTCCACTCATCATAGAGAGAAGCATTCATTGATGATAATACGCAACTAAAGGTATGGTCGTCATCAGAGAACAATTGTATTTCTGAACAATTGTGTACCAATATGTCATTGGCAAAAAAATTATGATTATCTTCTACCGATATGTCATAAACGTCTTCTTCATAATCTAAATATTCAATTGCTATCATGTTATCCTCTTAAATATAATCTATAGGGTTTAAATCTTTACACCACTTTTGATGTATCTCACGCTTGTATCCAGTTCGTTCTTCTACTATCGGAAATAGATCCTTTCCATAATTGAATCTATACTTGGACAAAGATTTTGGAAATTGTAAACCAGTTTTCAACATATACACCTTTCTGAAAAATGCCAGTGATGGAATATTCTGCAACTTGTTGCTGAGTAGTATAAATTCTTGTAAAAACTCTTCGTTTGTTATACCACTAAACCTGCTATTATTTTCGCCATCCGTATTACTAGTAGCGCCACTCCAATCTTCAGTCAACCTTTCATCATTTATTGAACAATATATACGTTCACCTGTCACCTTATTATAATATGTATGATTTCCTTTAGAATGATGAACCCATTCACCTGATAATATTTTTGGATGATTTTTATCAAAAGATCCCATTATATCTCCAGTAATTACACATTTAACTGGAAATGTGTCTTTCCTTGATTCAGAAATCCTTCTTATACCATCTTCAGTTTGCCATCCATGATTGTGTCGAAAATCTGAACTATTTTGTTTCATCCAGGCATAAGATGATCTTACCTTATTAGATATTATGGTAGGAATGCTTCCGTACCTTGGGTTAGTTTTGATGCCGTTTATAATACATCTAACTGCAACAAAATCGCCCCTATCACCATAGGCTTTATATCTCAATCTATGAGCAAACAAATGTTCTTCAGGCAATAATACTACTAAATTAGTGTCTATATCAGTTCCACCAACCGATCTCGGAATTATATGATGAACCTCTGTATATAATGAATCGTATTGTAATCTAAAGTCATGTTGATTGCGTTCTAACATCCTTTTTCTAGGATCAGTATTCTGGCAATGTGAAACAAATTCGTCGTATAATTTTTTATAATTCATAAAATCTCCTTTAATGATATAGTATTTATAATAAAGGAGATTTCACTACACAGAACTATTTCAATAGCAGAATATCGTTTTCTTGAAGTTGGCTTGCTTCGACGTATCCTCTATTCTCAGTGAATACCTTATGACATGGAGTACATTTTATAAACTTGCCAGTCCGTTTATCTGTAATTTTCATGAGTTTTGCATTACGTCTCATCTGAGCGGACTTGGTAATTTTCTTCCACTCACCCACACCACTTTCTACATTATACGACCAAACCTTCCAATTTTCAACATCATCATTTTTACCTAGGTAATTATTCAAACCTTCCATAGATACTTCAATCTCACCACTCATATCACCTTTGATATTGATTCTAGTGTCGCCCGATAAACACAAGTTAGATGCCTTTACTGTAAGGCCCAAGTCTTTGTACATTTGAGGATTTTGGCGATTTACTTTATCGATGAACTCAAAGTATCCTTTACCAGTAATCATTTTAAGTTTCAATGCTTTCTGATATCGTTCAATTGCGTCAGGATCTCCTGCTTCTAATCTAGCAATGAACGCGTCAGTAACATTCCAACCAATATTAGCATCATCAGGTTGTTTGTTAATATAGTTAACTAATTCAAAGAAATCTGGGTGGTCAATTTCAATATAGCCAGCCCATGCTCCTCTACGTTGTGAACCTTGGCTAACGTCTCTCGACATTTGAACGTAATCTTTGAATACAGGAAGTACTCCAGAAGCACTACCTTTAATGCCCGAGATTTTAGAACCTCTAGGTCTAATACCTCCCAAGTAACTAGAAGTACCAAATCCATTCTTTGAAAGAATAGCAGCTTCTGTTTGTGAGTTATAGAATGAGAAAATAGAATCTCCTACTACTCCTCCTGAACAAGAAACAGGACAACCAAATCCAGTACCCATATTAGACAATACAGGAGTCGAAGCTGCTAACCAACCGTTCCATAATAGATTGAAGAATTTAGTTTCCCATTCAGCAGGATTACTTGTATACGAAGCAGCATGACTAGCCACTCTTGTATATACGGATTTCAAGTCTGGATGAGATGGAGTCAAGTAGCTACCTTTAAGCATCTGCCATGCAGCAGTAGTACACCAGTTAGGTAATAATCCTTGTTCTTGAAGGAGTTTACGTTCTTCACCTAATTCTTCATAAATTGATAATTCATTCACCATGTAAAATTTCCTCAAGTTTTAATTTATATAAATACGTTATATGTAAAGCAAAAAGGTGTTAGTCACGGATTGCACTCCTACTAACTCTAAACATTCTATCAATAATCAGGAGACTATTATGTCCAGCACAACTATATATACACCATTCACTTATTGTATCACATTTCTCCCAACAGGGCAACGATACTATGGTGTTCGATATGCAAAAGGTTGTCATCCTTCTCAACTTTGGACGACCTACTTCACTTCATCAAAAATAATATCCAATCTTATAGAAGAATATAGCAAAGATTCATTCACCTTTGAAGTTCGAAAAACATTTATCAATAAAGATTCTGCTCTATATTGGGAAACAAAATTCCTTACAAAAATAAATGCAGCAAACCATCCAGAATGGCTCAATGGTCATAATGGCGATCTAAAGTGGAATAATGTTGGTGGATATAAACTCACCGAAAAAACAGTATCCAATATGAGAAAACCAAAATCAGAATCTCATAAACTAAATATGAGAACACCAAAATCTAAAGAACGGAAACTTTCAGAAAGAACCAAATGTTTTGAGAAAACAGGATATTACTCTAATTTTGAAAATCCAGATATTATTCAAAAATGCAAAGATTCGTATTTTCAAAATACTGGATATACTCATAATTCAAAAAATCCAGAAACTATTCAAAAGAGATCAGATAGTTATTTTGAAAAAACGGGATATGCTAACCCCTCAAAAAATCCAGAAGTGTTAGCACACCAATATGATTCGTATTTTCAAAATACTGGATATACTCACCCAAGCCTCAATCCAGAAGTTCAAGAAAGAAAAATCCAAACCTATAAAGACACATGCTCTAAAAGACCTCCTATAAAATGCCCCTATTGCGATGTTTCTGGCAAAGGAGGCATAATGGGTAGATGGCACTTTGATAATTGTAAATTTAAACCCTTACCAACTGAATGATTTTTCTTTCCACGATCTCGTGTATGATGAACCTTGAGAACTGAAAAAATCGTGCAATACTCCCGTCGAATCTATGTCTTTATAGAACCAGGTTTTAATTGGGTTGTATGTAGGCTTAAAAATTGCTTTGTATCCTAAATTTTCCAAACAAATATCCAATCTTGATTCAACAAACGCTTTTAATTGTTTATCAGTAATCCCCTTAATATTGCCCTTCTCGAATATCTTATCAATAATAATAGATTCGTGCTCGAGAATGACTCTTGCAGTTTCTTCTAGTTCTTCTTTGAGCTGTTCTCTTCCGCTGATGGTTAACTGATCATCTTCAAAGGCTTCTTTATCCAGAGTACGGTATAACCACGCGCCAGCTTGAGAATGAAGAGTTTCATCAATAGCTGAAAAGTTGATTCCAGCATTGACATTAATCAACTTATTTTTACCTACAGAGTTGAAATGTTTAAGAAAAGCAAATGAACTATACAGGATAGCACCTTCGATCATAGAAAACACACCGACCGATTTAAGTACATTGTATACGGTATCTTTCTTAGTGGTTCTTTTAGCAATCCAGTTCATTCTGTTAGCTAATACTTTATCTTCTTTGTATGAGTTATAGAATTCTTCCGTATCCAATCCCAACACTTCATTAATCTTATTATAGAATGGAGCATGAACTCCCAACTCCATAAAAGAGAATGTAGAAGCCATACGTTGGATGTCTGGTCTCGGAAACACTTTACTTACATAGTTTTGCCAATAATCATTACCAACATTGAGTTCGTATAATGTGAATAATTTTAGGGTAGATATTACACCATGGTATTCTGCTTCAGTGCAATTGGTTTTGAGATCGTGTAGATCCTTTTCTACATCAATTTCATCAGGAAACCAAATGATAGATGCCTGTTGTTCAGCAAATTCTATAGCTGTAGGGTAATCAACAATGTATTCCGATTTAGGAGTTAGTAGTCTAATGCTCATACGTCACCTTTTGTTATTGTCATAAAATTCCTTATAATATAATTGTAAATAAAATTACCAATGTGATTACCAAAGGTATTACTAGATAGTCTAATATTGGATTATTCATTTGCCTCCAAATATTTCTAAATTGATAGTGTCATCTCCTGCCTTATAATTATCCAACTGATATTCCTGAAACATCACAGAATCCATATCCTGGATGAATTCTTGAATTGATTTTGAAATTCCACAATTGAAACACTTATAAAGCAATTTATAGTGCTTGTGGTATATATTCCCTCGTGCTTTCTTTGGATCTTTCAAAGAGTCTCCACAATAAACACAACTAAATCTCCAAGCATTCTCATTCACGACCTTGAAGTTTCTCAACTGAGAAGAAATTTTCAAAATGTACTTCTTATCAACACACATCATAATATGTCCCCAAATGAACTATTATAAAGAAGTATACAGGAAGGCTTAGGATTGTTCAACATTATTATGAATAACGCGATTTAGTGTTTTACCCTCTTTAGAATCAAAGAGTTATACGTGATATTTTAGTGTTTTTGATGAATTCGAGCAATAATGCCGATTAATGGTAATAAACTAGTGTTTACTAGAAAGTACTTTATAATTCAGGAGTTACGTAAACTATAAAGTACTTTGATTTGAATGTTGTATAAAGTTGACTTTGGTGGTATTATAGTACTAATGGCTTTATTTGAATAGCTTTAGGACATCAGAGTGATCAATAAGGTATCCAATTACTATACTACCTCCAACTACTAACCACTTCCAAGTTTCTAAGGCAGAAATTCTGTTAGAAATATCTTCTCTGTACTCATCCGATTTATCTTCATGTTCTTTAAGTTTAGATTCAATACGGGATTCCATATCATCTAACTTATCCACAATCTCTTTAGTAGTTTCTTCCATTTTCTTGTATAGGTCCTTGACATCAGTTGTAGTTTCTTTATTATTATTCTCGAGATTGTTTAGTCTGTTGTCGTGTACTATTAATAATCTTGATACTTCTGAAGATGCTTTAGCAATTTCTGCAACTGTATTATCTATCTTGTAAACTACATTCTGCAGAACAGCTACTTCAGTTACAAGTTTATTAAGGTCATTACATGGTGAATTATGGTCACTCATTGTTCAAATCCTTTTGTTTTCTAATCCAATCTTGGAGCGATTTAAGTTGTTCTACTACTTGATAGTATGTACCGTAGTTTCCACTGACGGATTCAACAAGGGTAGAGAGTTTAACATCGGAGGGTCCTTCATGAGAAGTTCTGGAGGATTCGGGAACTTTGTTTTCTGCGGCAGCGTTGAGCAACTCGATAGCACCAGTATTGATACTACACTTAGCATCAGATTCTTTGGTAATATATTCAGGAACTTTCTTAATAATAACATGAGTTTTGCCTTCTACTATTTTGACTTTTTCTATATATTCAGTAACAACCTTTGTTGTCACTTCAGCAGTTTTGGTTTCTAGTTGTGCAATCTGGATTTGCATATCTTTAACTTTTACTTGCCAGTTTGCTTCGTTTACCGAAACTCCTATAGCAAATGAATTCAGGCATAGTAACATGCCTAACCCAGAATACAGAGCCATCTTGTAATGAGCAGGAATTGGTATCAATACACCTAGAACAAGTCCTAAGAATGAGATGCCACTAAGAAGGTAGGTTAACCACTCAGGAATTAGATTCAGTAGAAACATTGACTTTTCTCTTAATGACTTTCTTTTGGCCTAATTTGAATTCGGGATTAGCAACACCTGAAGTATTATTAGCAGGAAGTACTCCACCTTCTTCATCGAGGAATTTATTAACGAGTATTTCTTCCTCGACCAATATGATATTCTTTTGGTCGATGGTTTCAAGTAATGTAGTAAATCTTGATTCTAAATTTGAATCGTCATTATGTTGGTATGATTCTTTGATTAGAAAATAAGCAGCAATAAGGTTCTTGGTGTATTTGTCTCCACCAGGTAACTTATTGAGTAATCTTTTAAGATTGAATACTAGACGTTGAAGATACGTGTAAGCATCCTTTTCTTCTGGAGTAGTAAGTTGGTTTTGCTTTTTGAGGATTTTACCATCAGCATCTATAATACCCAGTTTGTATGCTTCAGATTTATCAAATGGAGTTACTAACATTGAAAGTATTCTCCACGCTATAAGATTATCGACTATACGTTTCATGCTATTCCTCTATACATTGATTGATATGCAAATCGTAATAATATTTATATTTATATTTCTTATTACAAATTGGACAAAATAAATATGGTTTATTTTTCTTAGTTTCTTTTATTTTTTCAATAACCCAGTCTATTTGACTTGGGTTCGTCACACCATACTTTTCGTGTATAGTTTTTTTTCCATTAGAAATTCTTAATGACGTATGCTCTTCAGATTGCTTTCCGTATACAAAACCAGACATTCCTTTATTCCAAGGGACTCTACCTTGAGCCGCTAATGATATATTTTTACGATGATTGTCTGATTTTACTTTACCGCTTAATGCAATTGATATATTTTCATTCCACTCATCATCGTGAACACGACCTATATTTTTAAACTTAGTTCCACCATTATGCTTATTTATCCACATATCATTAGCGGCAGCATCAAATTTAGTCAGTATTTTAGTTTCCCACGCTAGTGTTTGCTCTACAGTAGTAAAGACTTTTCTTATTTGATAATCAAAAGAATCGATACCGTATTCACTTATTAATTTGTGTATTTCTTTGGATGATGTGAAATACGTATTCCACAGTTGAGATGGATTTGCTATTTTATTTGTACTATTTGCATAACTGGATCCATAATACAATTGTCCTGTTACTTTGAATTTTAAAATATATGTATACGGTATATAAATACTTTTGCTGATCATTAGATTACTCCTTGTATTTTTGTTAGTATGGTTAGAGTTACTGGGATGTAGGAGTCCGCGAGTAACTTTTTTCATTTATTAAATTTCCTTGTTGGAGTTCTTCTTTATTATAGTTTCCGAAGGACAGATATTATAGTTGGATCCAGACGACCTAAGTCTTGTTCTGGTATTCTGTTAAGATACAATAAGAATGGCAATAACATATCACCATAACTTTCATCTATTTTAAAAAGTAACATTTTGGTAGCATTATCACCAAATACATTGTAGAGAACAATTATATGATTCAGAATCAATTGTTCTCTCAGTGTATCTTGTTCCACGTACCGCTTGAATAATTTATTTATATAATCGAATCTACATAGGTCCGATTCGAATTCTCTAATGGAAAAGCACTGAGGGTTTTCATAGCAATTCATTGCAAATTGTATAAAATTCTCAGTGCTTAATTTCATCTTATGCTACAGTAAGTTTGACTGCAGGTGATGTTTCACTCACAGCATTAGTAGCTGAAACGATAACACGATATTTGAATCCGTTTAAATTGGTAGGAGTCGATACGTTACTGATTGCTAATGTAGCTGTAGTAGCACCGGTGTAAACACCAGTATTAGTTATGTCAACATATACATTGCCATTAGTAGTAGTTGATCTTTGCCACTGATAAGACAATGCACCACCGCCAGAACTGATTGCAGCAACAACTGCAAATGTAGTAGCAGCACCAGAAGCTACAGAACGTGCAACTGGTTTAGTTGTTAAAGTAATATCATAAGTTCCCGCAGTGTCGATACCAGCATCATTAGCACGGTCGCCAGCGGCAACTGCAGTAACAGACATTGGAATTAAGCATTCTGCTTTGTGACGGATTGCTCCAGCCGCATTTTTATACTGTTCATATAACCACCAGCCTGGACCAGTAATGCCTTTTGCTTTTGTATCTGCATCAGCGGCTTCAGTATTATCAATGAAGATTGCTTTTGCACGTTGTTCTTCGTTTAAATATTTTGGGACACTGGCATCAGTATCCGTTTTTCCCCATAAACTCATTGTTATCTCCTTATTAGTTTGTAAATATATTTATTAGTAAATTTCTCGCCATTGGATACCACACCAAACATTTGCTGCCGCTCCTATAGATTGAGCACATACTACATAGATTTCACTATCTGTACAATCAAAATTTTGTGTTATAAAATTTCTTTTTGCTGCAGTCGGATTACTTTCAGATCCAGTACCAGTACCTTTAGCACTACCACCAGGGCTTGAAGTACCAACAAATCCATTATCTACAACATCACCACCAGATATTGCTGTTCCTAATATAGTATATTCAACTGCACTTTCTGACGAAACGCTTGTCCAAGTAGGACTACTTAAAGTTATTGATGATAGACCTGAGAGTTTTATTAGTTTCCAATATACTGGATTCTGTTCAGCATAAACATTAACATTTCCCATTCTTAACATTACACGATTAGGATAACCTTTAAATGTTGATTTTAATCTTATTGCTACGATTGGATAATTTGCGCCTAATGGAACATTCTGAGATGCAGTGCCTGAATCGATTGCCCAATCTATACCTGATTCTGCATATCCACCTTCAGAAACAACAGTTGAACAAATTTGGTCAAAAGAACCACCAGTAGTTGTACCTGTATTTCTTATTTCACATCTAACTGGTAAATTTGGATTACTCATATAGACTACAGGTAAGTAATTACTGTTGTAAAATTCATGTGCAACAATCATATTACCGTTATGAACAAAACCGCATCTTACTCTACCAACACCTAGCCACTGAAAATCAATGAAAAATATTTGTGTCTTAGTAATATCGAGAGTCCACGATCCAGATACTCCGCTGTTAGTACCATCTGTAGAAGTGCCAACAATTGTCGTATTACAAGTATCAACATTCCATTGAGCTTGAGTAACTCTTCTAGCATCGCTAGGAGTTCCGGTAGTGTCTGTTCTTATAACAAAACTTAAAGTACCGTCGCCAGCTTGTTCAAAATAGATTCCATTTCTGTCGTCAAAATAACCAGTCCGTTTAACTACATTAGCAATAGGACTATAGAAGTTAATTGTTGACTTTATTAGTTGACTTTTACCTGGCATGTAGTTGTGATACTGTTTTGTCTGGTGTATAGCATAACTTGAACTATTTGATGTTGTCGTTAACCTTGCAGATGCTTGATTTGCATTATGAGTAATCGTTCCACCATTAGATACGATATTCAGAAAGTTTTGATCTATACCATAAGTATGTTTATAATCACCTAAAGTAAATGCTTCAGATATTCTTAATCTACCAAAAGCATCAGAACCTCCTGTAACAGCACTCATAGAAACAGGAAATCTATTGGTATCAGATACTACAGATCCATCATTATACACTTCAGTTGATATAGGATTTCCAACATCATTTTTAATTTCTTGATTGTTTGTAAAAAGGTAACTCACACTATTCTCCAGCCATTTCTATAAAGTAATTGAATTGCACCATTGTCTAATTGAATAATGAAACCAGTAGGATCATTATCAACAGTTCCTAAAACAGTTATTGGATTAACTGAAGCATTACCAGATTCATCTTTGATTATCAACATCCGACCAGAACTTGGATTGCTAGGTAAAGTAATAGTAGTTGGTCCGTTATATGTAACACCAACATAGTAATCATCAGATGAGACTGTATATGTAGAAGTCGTTACATTGTTGGTAGTATAAACTATATCATGTGGATTGACTTCAGCAAACTCAAATTTCTTTAAGGTTGCATTGTATCTCAGATATCTACCATCATAGATTGAACTTCTTACTATATCATCAAGATAACGAAGATTCACTTCACCACTACCAGGACCAGCAAGAGAAATCTTACCCATCCATTGCTCTATAAACTTTAACTTATCTCTAATATGTCTAACGTCATTATCAACAGGACTGACTTCTGGTTGTTGATAAGATTGTTCGTTGAATAATTTAGTTAGTTCCGGCGTTAAAACAGATTCTGGTGATTCCTCCATAATAGGTTCTGGTTCAATGTAAACTTCTTCAAGTGCTTGTACCTTGAATGGATTTGATTCCTTTACCCGTTCTGATATTTCAATCAATCTATTTTCTTTTTCAGATTGTTCTTGTATCTTTGCCAATTTAGCATCAGATATCAATTTTAGGAAATCACCAAATTCTGCCATTTGATTACCCTTTGTTTAAATGTTTGAAGTATCCAATACGCTTTTCTTGCTTATTGAACCATTCTTCGGAAGGTTTCCCCTCACCTTTATAATAGGCGAGAGGTTTACCAGATTTCTTAGAAACAATTGCCCACTTGCCGTCTACTTGTTTCAATACTTCTTCAAGATATTCTTTGAAGGTAATCATTTTAGTCTTCAGCTTCGTTATACTGAGTTGGTTTTAAGTGACCAGCAACTTTAGCAATATGAGCCGATTGAGTTCCTTGATCTACTAAGGCACCATTTACTTCATTCCATGATGTATGAGTTTTATTACCAGGTTTCAATTTTGCTAAGAAATTAACTGCACCTTTTTGTCCTAATACTTTACTCACAGCATCAGTTGCACGACTAACTGGAATATTAGTACCTTCATCAAGGTTTTCTTTAACATCGCCTTTGACTTCAGATACTTTATATTTAATACCGTAGTATGATTTTTCGCCAGGAGATAATCCTTTATTCAATCTTTTAGCGTGTTCTTTAGCATCTTCTTTAGTTTCATGAGTTTTAACATGAACAGGACCACCGCTACCAATAGAACCACCATGTCTATGGACTGCAAACGCTTCCATTATTTCGTATTCATCGAGTTGCTCTAATGATTCTTTAAACTCTTTAAAGTTTTTCATTCCTTTCTTTTTACGAAGTAATGCAAAATCATGAGCATCTACTTTACCATTATCATTAGCATCCAATTTCTTATGATTAGGATGAGCAAATTTTTCGTCCATTACATCTTCTTGAACTTTAATACCGCGTTTCTTGAGTTCCGCTGCAACTCTTTGTCTTTGGTCATAACTACGAGTACCTTTAGGTTCTTTTGCATGTAATGCGTGAAGACTTGTCAAGGTATCAGTCTTGACATTACTTAGATCATGAGTTGATTCATTCATAGCAATATAAGTTTCTTGGATCGATTGTAACGCTTCTAGTTGTTCTACTAACATTTAGTTCTCCTTACTTTAAAATTGATTTCAACATCCACTGATGCTTTTTGTGTGCTGTTAAACGGTCTGCCAAGAAATTAGCATAACCTTGTTCATTTACTTCCTGTGATGCTTCAAATGCAGATTCCAACGATTCAATCATCAATACATTAGCTTCGTATAGATTAGTTAACATAGTATTGACATTATCTGGTTTAACCATATCTTCATTGATTGTTTTATATCTAGTCAATTCAGTCAAACTAATAGGAGCATATACATCAAAAGTTCTAATGAATTCGGCTAGTGTATCTACTGCACCATAAGTATCTGCGTAAAAATCACCAAAGAAATCATGGAATTGTGGAAAATAGAATGATTCTACGTTCCAATGGTATGAAGCACTTTTGAAGTATAGTACAAAGTTGTTAGCAAATACTATTCTCGAGGTTGCGATTAATTTATCCATGTTTAGTCTCTGTTGATTGGATGAAGACGAGCATTTTCAATTTTTCTAATTTTAGGCACTAACTTCATTGCTGCTTTATCGATTAGTTTCTTTTTCTTAGCTACGATTCTTTCAATCCGTTCTTTTTCTTGGACGGTCAATTGACTCAAAGGTTTCTTTGCAAGTTTTGCTTTAAGTGCATTGATTGCGGCATTACGCGCTCGATGATTAATCTTCTGTGGACTAGAACGAGTATGTAAAGCAATCTTCATTTTGCGTATACGTTTGCCTTGCGATTGCTTGAATCTGATAGCAGCTTTGATGCGTTCCATTCTTGATAATACTTCAGTAAGATATGATTCGTTCATTCCATCAAGGTCTTTAACGTGAGTAACATGGTTTCCTTCATCATCAACAACATGAAGTTCATCGTCATCATAGGTGCTTAAAATATCTTCATCAGACACTTTATCAACCATGTCATCCAATTCATCATCTGACATATCATCTTCAGAATCTTCCTCATGTAATTTGTATTTGACTTTCATTCTACGTAAAGAATCGTTATCTCCATTTGGTTCTATAGTACTTCCTACTCTACCATGACCTTTACTTTCATCATCTAAATCACTTTGAGTATTTTTCAAATCATCAGAATCTTTATCTTCTGGACCACCATTATCATCTTCATCGCCATCGTTTGGATGAACTTGGTCTGGATTAATAACTCTTTTTACTTTGGGCGAACTTACTAATTTAGATGAATCTTCCTTTACTAATGCTGGCATAAGTTTTTTGTCATACATGATTCCTGCTTCAGTAGCAGTACTAAGCATATTTTTAAGAATCTTTAATGAATCTGATTTGAGTGGATTCTTTGAGAGAGTTTTGAGTGCCTTATTGATAAGTTCTTCTGGCGATGAAGAATCAGAATCAACACCAAGAGTACCAGCAACAATCTTGGCAATTTTTAGTTTGTCTGAACTTGAGTATGTCATTTCTTGTATTTTTCCTGCTGAATAAGAATCTTGGCTTCCATAATCGGATACTGCTAATTCCATTTTGTGATATGAATTCATTAAGTAATCTTCGTGATGAAGATACACGCCCAATCTTTTAAGAATATCAACGGCTACTTGCTGAGCTCTTTGGAATGCATGAAAGTCGTCTATAGACAATGAACCTGATACGATACTTTTTTGAATACCGAATGCCTGATCAGTTGCTTTGATAGCATTTAGGAGTGCTACGGGATCAATATTTGGTAATTGAGTTAGTTTGGTGTATTCGAAGATTGCTTCTTTACTTATATCAAAATTCTTGGTAGTGAATCCTTTATAAGTTACTTGATTAGTAGTAACATTGCCAAAATCTTCTTTCAATGATTGTTTGGTTTGGTTGTCTACTACATTAACTTCCACAAGCCACTTGCGTTGAATATTGCCATCAGAATCTGTTACTGTGAGATAGTTGCTACCTCTACTGAGTATTTCTAGGTAAGTATTATTGGATTCGACTATGTCACCAACATTGAAAATCTCACCACGAAAGTATTGTTCACGGATACTATCAAGCTCAGTGGTTTTATCAAATTCTATGTTTGGATCGGTATGCTTTGAGAATGGAGAGTTATCCAAAGACTCTATAAGATCAACTTTACTAAAATCAATTTTACTAGTCTTTGGATTGAATAGCGATTGGTATGTTTTCATTTGGATTCCATCTATTAATAGTACATTGTACTATTTATGAATTTTTAGAACCCAGAATACTCCTTGAAGGACATGAGACTTTCTTTAATATTCATACCTTTACAGGCAAGATCCCATACTTGTTTAGCATCTGCATCGGATGCTTCTTTTGGAAGAGAATGACGGAATGATTCAAAATCTCCATCAGTAACATATTTTCTCATTGCTGTTCCAGACATAGCAGCATCCTCTCCATCTTCATCGGGATCTCTACCACCTCTACTAAGTACACCTACTTTACTGAATTTGAAGTAATCACGGCTATTAGCAAAATCAACAAATGATTTCTGGTAATCAGCAAATCTGTCTTCTCCACATACTAGATAAACTTCATCATACCCATGTTCATTAGCATAATGAAGAATGTTGCCTGGTTGCTTAACTTTATTTTCAGCATCTACCTTAACCACACCTTTGGTCCATTTGGACATCATTTTAGCTTTATCGAGGTAAGGTAATGGATTCTTTTTGTTTTCTGAGTGAGACAAGAATATGGCAGGATCGCCATTATGTTTCTTTGCCAGTTGTTCTACTTTATCTACCAACAACATATGTCCACGATGGAATATATTGAATCGTCCAAACGCCGCTACTAATACTTTTTTCATTTTAACAGTTCCATTTTTTGAGTGCTAATGCTTTTCGAGTAGGTTCACCATTAGGTTTCTTCATAGGACCTTCAACTCCACTCATCCGAGCACAAAATGATTTTCTACGATTAGCAGCTTTACTACCTGGTTTTAACTTAGAAGGAGGAGTAGTAACAGCTGTTTTCAAATTCCCACCAGTTCTTCTATTATAGGCATCAACTCCTTTCTGAGTCATTCCTCCAGTAGAACTCTTATGACCTTTAGCATCAATAGCATACTCTAAAAGTTCTTCATCGGAGAACTCCTCCAAATTTTCCCAAAATATTTCAGAATCGATACCATGCTTTAATGATAGTTCTTCAATAACTTCTTCTATCAAATCAAATTGTTCTTCTAAACTTGTTTCGTGTAGATTATGTTCTACTATAAACTGATTATATGTTTTCATTTTGATTTACTCTGTTTGAATTCGGGAGTAGTTGTTTTTAACCACTTGCCGTTAATGTTCATGATTAGTCCTTCTATATTAGGACCAAGCATATCCTTGCCTTTGATACCAGGATGATTAATAATGAATTCAGCAAGTTCGTCTTTACACTTTTGGATTACTGCTTTGATTCCTTCTTTCTCTTCTTTGTCTGCAGCTTTTCTTGATAACAACACTTGTTTAGCTTTATCATCAATCGAATCTAATGGAGACAAGTAACCTGAAATATCAATGTCACTAGTAGAGAGATATGGATCCAAAATCATAACATCTTTCTTGGTCATTTTGTATAGGCTATCAAGAATAGCTTTTTCGTCTGGATGAGTTTCTCCAGTAGAAGCAATCAGTACTTTATGAGGGAACAATGTCATTAATGACCCTAGTTTGTTCTTATCATATTTCACAGTAACAAAAGTAATCCAATCATCTTCTTTATCAGCAAGAGGATTATAGAATACTTCTACAACAACTTTAGTATCATTGGGAAGATTCTTAGTGATTGGAGAATTGTTAAAGAACTTTAGAATACTGTCATAATGGCCAGCACGGTCAATAGAAACCTGGTCAGCTGTACCTTTAGATGAAGTAAATTTAGTGAATGATCCTTCATCATAGATTGGCCCTGAACGACTAGATTCTACAAATGTTTTACCTGTAGAATCTTTACCTACTCTGAATCCTAATCCATCAACCTTCAATTGTACTGGAATATTTTTCAGTTTGCCACCAAAGTCTTTCTTGATTTTAGAAAAGAACTCTATGAAGTCAATATCCTTCATCTTCTGGAGATGATCGATACCTTCTCTTTTAGTTTGTTGGACGTCTTCTTTTAAGTATTCTTTGAACGATTTCATTTAAATGCCTTATAGTAGGCTGTAATTTGAGGAGTATACTTATTAATATCAATTCCAATTTGCGAAGCAAATAATGCTACACCTGGGAATTTCTCATCAAGATCGCCTTTAGGATTGCCACGAACAATTGCTTGGGCACCAGCACCAAAGAATCTATCAAAGAAATCTTCAAAAACCATTACTTGTTCTGTATGTGATTTGTGTCGCTTAACGATAGAAATTAATCCAGTGAATGATTGCATTTCTTTCATCTCAGCTGGAGTTGGTTGTACACCAAGGAACATAGTAAATATATTTTCGAGTTCAGTAACGAATACAGAATCTTTAGATTCCAACTCGTCGTAAACAGGTTTGCCATTCATCATAACTTGTTTGCCATTTTCCATTACAGGCATATAGCGTATACGAAGACCTTTTTGGACACTGAATGCCAATTTAGATTTGTCAGTTTCTTTAGGAGTTCTTTTCTTGCCCGTTAGGATAACAATAGGCTCACGTTTATCACCATGCAAACTTTGCATTAAGTATTTGTGAGCTACTCCCTTGACACCTTTGATAACATCTTCCCAAGCAGAACTATGACTAAATTGTGCCCAGTCTGTTGGTTTACCATTTTGGAAATCTACTAACTCTAAATCAATTTGAATATTGATGCCGTACTTACTGAGTTCCCATAATGATATGAATTGACCAGCAGATACTTTATAACCAATCAATTTAATAGGACCAAATGTTTTCCCTTTGTTATCCGTAAGGAATTCTTTAATCATTGGTTCCATAGCAACATCGACTTGAGTATCAATATCACCTACAGAAGGTTTTTTAGAAGTAAACAAAGCAGAAGGAATGTCAGCAAGATTAAAGAAATGGAATGCTGAACCACTCAAGTACTTGTTAGATTTAAATAGCTCATCATTCCATATAGGAAGACCATATTTCATTTTGAATGCATTTGAAATTGTTTCGAGACCTTGACGGATAATAGGTACAATCTCGTCTCGTGAAATTGATTTTAGATCAATTCGTGTTGCTTCTTGATCGTCAATTACTACATTACCACCTTCTACAAGATATTCTTTGAATGTTTTCATGCTATGTCCTTGAACAACTGATTGATGCTACCGATATCGTCTAATGTATATGGAGATTTTCCTTTGGTAATTAGCCTAGCTTGAAGTCTTAAACCAGCAGTTCTTGCATCAGTAGGAGGAGTAGTAGGGAAATTAACTTTTGAACCACTGTAAGCTAATCTCATCTCAATATGAATGTCGCCAGCCAAAGCAGGAACAGGAAGATTCAGCGGATTACTACCCAAATAGAACAATCCAGCTCCACCAATTTGAATATAATATACACCTTTCTTATTATAGTGTCTGTTAATGAATCCGACGTTAGTAATTGATTTGGAATTGATCTTAGCAAGCAAACCTTTAGCTTTCAGTTCATCTCGACCTTTCTTAGAAATCTTCAACGGAATGCCATCAATTAACTTATGATATTCCACAGGTTCAATTTGATGAGCAGCATTTATGTAATCGTCAATAGCTGCAATTTTATCTTGAGCAGTGTCCATTAACAGAGAAAGATCATCTGGATCCATTTCTTTTACTGGAGTAAATTTCTTAGTATGCATATCATAACGGAATGAACCACCTCCCATTTGATCTTTGGGAGAAGATTTAATCTCGATATTGAATGGTTTGTTGTGTAATGTAGCTTCTATATCACCGGCACCTACATTAGAAAAGCCAGCAGCAGGTTTAGACCCCAAATGCAATGACGCAATTCCTTGCTGAATAGCATCTGTCATTAGATTATAGATTTTCAATTCATACTCTAATCCAGACGAGCCAACCGATTCCGTGAAATATTCTTTAAATGATTTCATGCATATTCCTAAAATTTGTTCATAATAGGTATTTAGTATAATATTAAAATCCTTCTACTCATGATATAATTTCTCTCAAAGTAAAGGCGTAGATCAATTAAGACCTACGCCATTCATATTATAAATTAGGCTTGGTATTTTGTATCGTGTTCCTTGTGGTTTCCGTATGATCCATCATACAACGAAAGTGTTTCAGCATTCCACATGACGTATTGACCAATACGAGTACCTTGTTTGATTCGGATTGTACCAGAACCAACATGCATACATGCAGCCATTACTCCACCTACTTTTTCACCAGTCGTAACATCTATACCATAACCACTATCGTATAATCCAGAAGTTAAGAATACGTCATTGCGATTCAATGTAGATCTAGTGATTACGAATCCAGCTTCCCTATCTGAAATAGTCACTATATTCTCCATTACTACTTCGTAACCACCAGGAGCAAGTTCAAACCAACCATCAGCATCAGGAAGAAGTTGAATTGAGCCTCTATGAACTTTGGTATCATTATCAATCTCAAATACTGTATTGTTAATTTGAAATACTTTATCCAGTCGAAGATCGACAGCATTAGCTTGAACATCGCCCTCTTGTACTCCAGTCAAAGTAGAACGGCTAGTTGGGCTCATAATATGTTTCATAGGTGTTCCTCTAAAAAGTTAATAATTTTGTCTTTGTAATCTTGTAACGTACCATCATTATCAATGATAAAATCTACATCATCTAATTCCGACTCTGTAATATGACCATCATAATCAAGTCCTGGTCTATTGATCTTTACTATACAGCCATTAAACTTCCTTACTAATTCTACTTCATTAGGAAATCTACAATCAGTAATTATCCAAGTAGTATTATGATTGGAATATATTGCATCTTCTACATACTCTGTAAACTGATCCTCATTATAGCTTCGCATAAGCATTCCAATCTCACGAACCACCCTACGACCATCTACTTGGAAATACTTACCACCCAAATCTCCTTTCAATTCCGATCGTTTGAATTGATCATAAGCTAACTCATCTTCCAATCCAAAGATGTTACAAATATGATATTTGATTGGATCTGCAAAAGCAATCTTACTGGTATCAGGATATCTTTCTTGAGCAATCTTGAAGAATTCGTCTTTACCAGAACCTTTTGCTCCATGTAATGCTATAATCATAATTAGGCACTCATTTTATCAATAGAATGCATATTATAGAGTATATCATTCATAATATCAACATTAAACTCGTTAGTAATACTAAAATCTACTTCAGCTTCAAATTTACCATTACGTAATCCAGTAGGAGACCCATCATACCGAATACCATTAATTCCGTGCCAAATAGGACTAGAAGAATCCCACGAGAATATGTGCTTATGGAATTGACTCAAAAGTTCGATCTCATTTGGACCATCAGTCATCCCTAAACAATGAAAACGATTACTAGCATTCTTCAACAATAATCCATTCTTATTCAATAAACTGAAAACCTTCCATCTAGCAAGGTATCTTTGAAGTCTGTATGATTCATCTTTATGACCATCACCATAAGATTGTTCATCTAGGCCTAGAGCAATAGGACAAGCAAGAATCGATACACCAATGTAATCAATATCCTTATTACCAATAGCCCATTCGAATGATGCTAATAGGTCTTCGATTTTACCAAATTCAGATTGAGGACAGAAGAATGTTTTGAATCCTGCTTCTTTAATTTCAGGTATTAACTTAATAGCAGCATTAATAGTTTTGGTATAGTGTTCTTTAGGATAATCAGACATCACTATCGAATCACCCCCAACCAACTTAGCCATACTAATCAGTTTAGAAGAATCGTACATTGGTTGGCCACGCTTAAACATTTCAAAACCGCCATTATCCACATGATAAACGACGCTAGGATTTTCTTGTTTTAGCTTGATATAAAACTCTCTATATTCCTTATTCTCTTCAATCAAATGAGCCAACAGCAAATGAACAGGATATTTTTCTACGAATGGTAGATAAGATACAGGAGCAATATGTGCAAAGTTGATCATTATTAAATTCCTCTATACGTTTTAGTACAACCATTCTCATTATCTTCGCTGACATCAATAGTAAACTTTCTACCTGGATACTTCGAGTGGATTTCTGTAGCAAGATCATCAGCAATCATCTCACAACTTTTATAATCTAGTTCTACAC